ATTGATATTACCTGAATCATTCCGCCTGGAATAGTCGCCCGCTGGACGATTCCCCCACCCACTCGTCATGCTAAGTACATGGCGAACTCTACAGCAACACGACTGCAGAAGGTACGAGATGCGATCGACGCCCTCATGGACGGGGGTGCCGTTCAATCCTACGAGATCAACGGTCGCCAACTCTCGCACTACTCGCTGGCCCAGTTGATGGACCTCGAGAAGCGACTACTCGCAATGGTCAACTCCGAACGGTCTGACCAGTCGACGAACTTCGTCCGATTCGAGGATCCAAAATGAGCATGAGCACAGCGATCGCCGCACTCGTCGACTCCACGGTCGGGATCTTCGCACCCAGACGGGCACTGGAACGCAGGGCAGCTCGGGCCGCCTCAGAGCAGTTCGGTGCATCGTTTCGTGGTGCCAGACAGAACCGGCTACAACAGGGCTGGGCAGTGTCGAGCGGTTCAGCCGACTACGATCTCCTGCCGGACCTGGCGATCCTTCGAGAACGCAGTCGGGAACTCCTCCGCAACGATCCGCACGCAGCCAGCGTCGTCGGCAGTCTCGTCGACAATGTGACCGGCACGGGGATCAAGCCACAGTCAGCGGTGACAGCCGAAACTCTTGGAGTGTCGGAAGAGTCCGCAGCGGAGATCCGCAAGGCGTGCGAGAGAGCATGGCATCGATGGGCACCTCACGCAGATATCTCCAGACGAATGAACTTCTACGATATCCAGCGTGCAGCGATACGAAGCATCGTCGTCAACGGTGAAGCGGTGATCCTGCCCGTGAGGGTTGAACGCCCCGGCTCGCCTTACGCTCTTGCCATGGAAGTCATCGAACCGGACAGGCTCGAAGCACCTGGGCAGATGGATCAACCGAACGGTCGATTCAATCGACGATCAGGCGTGGAACTCGGCAAGTACGGTCAACCAGTCGCCTACTGGATCAGAGTCTCGCACCCTGGAGATGGAATCTTCGAACGGCACAACGACTCCAGACATCGACGGATCACCGCATTCGATCAGGACGGGCACAAGTCCATCCTACATCTAATGAACAACACCAGACCGGGGCAAACCCGTGGAGAGCCGATGCTGGCTCCCGCCCTGTCCACCTTCAGAGATCTCGGTTCATGGAACGAGGCGGTCCTGGTTCGTGAACGCATCGCTGCGTGCCACTCCATGTTCATCTCGAAGGATGACCCGTACACCTCCGCAGTGAATCGAGCCGACGACACCGTATCCGCCCAGCGGTTGCAGGAGATAGAGCCGGGCATGATCTCGTACCTCGCACCCGGGGAGTCGGTCACCTTCGGCAATCCCGGCAGCGGCAACTCCAACAACTACGACCAATTCGTCATGCGGCATCTCCGTTCGATCGGTGCAGCACTGGGTCTCCCCTACGAACTGGTCTCGAAGGACTTCTCGCAGACGAACTATTCCTCGGCACGGGCTGCACTCCTGGAGGCTCGTCGAGTCTTCAATCGGTGGCAGCGTTACCTGATCGAACATCTCTGCACTCATGCGTACAGCATGGTGATCGAAGAGGCATGGCTCCGTGGCGAGATCCCCTTCAGAGAGTTCGACGAACACCGGGAAGCCTTGACCGCCTCCCGCTGGGTGCCACCCACCTTCGGATGGGTCGATCCACGCAAGGAAGTCGAAGCGGCAACTCTGTCGATCCAGACGGGACTCTCCAGCCTCGCCATCGAAGCAGCCGCCCAGGGCAGAGACTGGGAGCAGGTACTGGAACAGCAAGCCCGTGAGAAGCAACTCCGCCAGGAGTTAGGTCTACAAACCGAACCACCAGACAAGATCGAGGAGTCCGATGAGCCAGGAGCGTGAAGAGATAACACTACCGAAGGCAGCGATGCACTTGTCGCCTGACGACACGGCATCATTCGAGATCGTCGACGACGACGACCCGAAGCGTACCGGATTCAAGATGCTGGCGAACTCCGGCGGGATCATCGAAGGCCATGCCTACTGGGGCAACTTCTCGATCGACCTGCAGGGGCTGAACATCGGGAAGCAGAAGAAGCCAGCACTGAGAGACCACGACCCACAGAGGATCGTCGGTCACACGCACTCGATCGAAGTGACGAAGGACGGGCTGATCGCCGAGGGCACCTTCTCAGACACCGCAGACGGTCGAGAGGTTCGTGACATGTTGGCGGACGGTTTCCCCTGGCAAGCCTCCGTGTATGTCCCCCCCCAATCAATCGAACGACTCGCAGAGGGCGAGAGTGCAGAGGTCAACGGTCGGACCATTGAAGGTCCAGGCCATGTATTCCGAAAGGCTTCGCTGCGTGAGGTCACATTCACGACTCTGGGTGCCGACGAGAACACCGATGCCGCTCAACTCTCCGAGAATCATATCACCATCACCGCTGCCATGTTCACGGCGGCACAACCAGAGGAGGTCTTCATGGAAGAAGACAAGACAGAGGAACAGAGCAAGCCGGAGGACGCACCTGTCGCCTCTGATTCTGCCCTGGCTGAAACCAGCGATGACGAGAACGATCTCGCCGTGTATGAATCTGGAATCGACAACGGACTGAAGATTGAGCGGGAGCGGGTGACTGCCCTCCTCGGTGCCAGCCTGTCGACGCAAACGGAACTCGTTGGTCGCTTGATCGCCGAGGGCACGGACGAGACCGCAGCACTCAAGGAACTCCTGGCCGATGCCAAGGAGACCATGGAGGCGAGGCTCGCTCACCAACTGAAGAACACGCCAGAACCGGTGGGTCCGGTAAACGGCGACGAAACGGAGGTCGACCTGAAGTCTGCCTTCGATGCTGACCCAGAACTGGCGGCAGAGTTCGGCTCGTTCGAGATCTGGGAAGCCTATACCAAGGCCAGCAAGACTGGATCGATCCAGCCTGGAAAGGGCGACTGATCATGGCAGACACTACCAAGGACATCAGCAGGATCTACGAGGCTGGCGTTGAGCCGGTCTACAACGATCATGCGTTGGAAGCGACTTCGACGGTCTACGAGGGTGCGGTTGTTACCGCTGATCCCACGGCGAACACGGTCGGAGCGTACGCAGATGCGGATGTCTTCGTCGGCTTCGCAGATACCAAGTGGGACAACTCCGCAGGGGCGGCTGGCGACAGGAATGTCCATGTCCGCAGTCGGGGAATCGTCAAGTTGACGGTGACCGACTCCGCTGGCACTCCACTCGGTACCAACATCGACTTGGGGGATGCGATCTATTCCTCCGACAATCAAACCTTCACCAACGACGCTACCGGCACACTGAAGATCGGAACGGTCCACCGGGTCGTCTCGACCAGTGCAGCGGATGCGGTGTGCATGGTGTACTTCGAGGCCGCTGGCCTCCGGTCAGTATAGGGGGCAACAATGGGAATGGCAGACCTCGGTAGCAGGGGGATCATCGGGCGGATCTTCCTTGCACTTGAAGAGACACAACCGCCTGAATGGGTCAACGCAATCGGCAAGAGTGTGACGAGCGACCAGGATAGCGAAACCTATCGCTGGCTTGCAGCACTCCCTGCCATGCGAGAATGGCTCGGTGGCCGGAATGTGAATCGCCTCGAAGTCCACGAGCAGATCATCCGCAACAAGCGTTGGGAGGCTAGCCTTCAGATGTCGAGGGAGGAACTTCGCCGGGACAAGACCGACCAGATCCAACTTCGCATCAACGAACTCGCAGCTCGTGCCAGCCAGCACTGGGCCAAGTTGCTCACCGATCTTGTTGAGGCAGGAGCGACCACCGCATCATACGACGGCGCGAACTTCTTCTCGAACGCTCACATCGAAGGCGAGTACGGTTCGCAGGACAATCTCCTCGGAGCATCGGCAGCCACTCCAGCGTCACCGACTGCTGCAGAAATGGAGACGGCGATCTTCTCCGCTCTGGAGTCGATGCTTCAGTTCAAGGACGCTGGCGGCGAGCCGATGAACCAGTCGCTCTCCGAGCTGACCATCATGGTGCCCGTGACCATGTTCGGTGCTGCGAATCGGGCACTGAACGACGGAGTGATCACCGACGGTACCGGAACTCGCACGAACACTCTGATCAATCTGGGCGGCTTCAACTTCCGTCTCGTCGTGAATCCTCGCCTGACAACGGGTGGCACGAAGTTCTACACCTTCCGCTCCGATGCTGCGATCAAGCCATACATTCTCCAGCAGGAGACGGCACCACAGATCGAGGCACTCGCAGAGGGTTCGGACTTCGCATTCGAGGACGACGCTCACCAGTACGGGGTCAGCCAATCGATGAATGTCGGTCAAGCGGTATGGCAGTACGCAGCAGAGACCACTCTCAGTTAGGAGGTGATCCGTGGCGAATAACTTCGAGAGAACCCCCCAGAGGTCGAAGACCTCATCGCCGCAGATGCCCGAGGAGAAGACCTCTCCCCCCTGTTCGCTTACTACTCGCAGACCTTCGATGTGATCCTCCAGATGTTCCAGCCGGAGCCGGGCGACACCGATGAAGAATGATCGAAGAGGCTATGACCTGCGGGTCGACAGCATTATCAGATCCAGAGTCAAGGAGCCTCAACTCACCGAACTCGCACAAGAGGTCCTGCTGACGATCGACGATCTGCTGACCTCACCGGTAGTGGACACTGCTCACAAGATCACTCGCATGTCGGTCGTCGTGGACTCCCAGGGTGAAGCCGTACCGATCAAGTTGGTGCTGGCGAGAGGATCGAGTCGTGACACCGTGCATCTGACGGTTCCCCGCCCATTGCGGCCTGATTCGATCCCGTGTGAAGCGTGCTCTGCCGTCGGCTGGTCCGATCTGTCGTCGCACACGCTCTGCGAGGTTTGTTTCGGTCTCGGCAGTGTCGATCAAGTGGTCGAACCCTCGCCGTCATTGTGAACTCCCGAATCGTGTGACTCGTGAAGTCACCACCTGGAGAGATCAAGAAGCCCGGTGTCATTCATGAGGGATGAGCAGGGCGGCCCCTAAGCGTCTCAGCGGTCTCCCTGTCTCGATACACGAAGATCTTCTCGGGGTCCGGCAGGGGCTGGCTCAGAGACTCTCACAGTGTCGTTGGGGTCCTTCTACAGATCGATCACATCACGGTTAGACCGCCTGCTCAAAATCGAACGATTCCATCATCGAAATCCAGACGACGACTACACCCTTCCCGCCGATCGTGCAGCCAGCCGAGCAGAACTTCGAGCACTATGCCAGGAATAGGATCACCGTCGCACTCTACTCTCTGACCGTGACAATGGTGATGCCGTCGAGAATGGAGAGCATGGCTCACGAACATATCGCACCTGAGTTGAGGGATCTGGCGGTCCCCGTCGACTCACTTCAACAAGACCCGAAGAACCTCCGACTCCACAACAAGCGATCAATCAAGTCCGTGGCGGGCAGTCTCGAGCGATTCGGACAGCGGATTCCTATCGTCACCAGGAACGGGATTGTGATCGCCGGGAACGCCCGACTCGCCGCTGCTATCCAACTGGGCTGGTCGCACATCGCTTGCGTGTCCGCCGACAACGACGACGACATGACCGCACGACTCTTCGCAATCACCGACAACCGCACCAGTGACCTATCAGAGTTCGACATGTCTGGCCTCGCCTCGGTCCTTGCGACACTGAAGGATGAGAATCTCGATCTCGACTCGCTGGGCTGGGACGACAAGGAACTCGCCAAGATCCTGGACCTTGACCCACTCGATGACGATGACAACTCCGCCTCACAGAAGGACATGGAGTATATCTTCAAGTTGGTGATCACCTGTGACGACGAAGACCATCAGGCCGCCCTCTTCGAGCAACTTCGTGGAGAGGGTCTCAAGTGCCAGATGTTGATGTCGTAGTCTCCTCGCCTGTCGATCTGGAGAGCGTTCGAGTGAATCAGGTCGGCGCTGTATTCGACTGCCCTCTCGAGAAGCGTCAGCAGTTGCGATTCAACCTGTCCGTGCCGATCGAGGAAAA